CTTCAGGAGATGTATTAGTAGGTACAGGAGGTTCTCCTGGTTTGTATGATAACTATCAACAAACTACTTTAACTTTTGCAAGACCTTTCCCAACACTTTCCGGTTCACTAATAGGAGTTTTATCTATTCCTACAGGAGTATATGGAAACTATATCCAACCAGGTTCTTTTACTTGGTCAGCCGATAGTGGTTCAGTTTATGATGATGGACAAGGTAACTTACTATTTTCAGGAACAGATGATATTTGTGGAAACATATTTTATGCTCACGGAATTGCTGTAATTACAACTTGTAGTTTTGAGGGAACAGGAGTATATGGAACAGGAACTTATGGTTCAGCAGTTTATGGTTCTACAGCAGATGTTATATTAAATATGATTACATCATCTAATGTAACATGCTCCTTCTCCTCTTCACTTACAATTTATGAAACCCAATATAAATGTACAGCAAGAGAAAATGAATTTAACTTTAGCCAAAACCCATCTATACTCTCAGGCTCAAGTAATGAAGTCCCTTATGATTTTGCAACAGGCTCTTATTTTACCCCTTATGTAACAACAGTAGGACTTTATGATGAGGCACAAAATCTTTTGGCAATAGGAAAATTATCACAACCTTTACCCTTATCTCCAGTAACAGACACAACAATTTTAGTAAATATAGATAGATAATATGTGGTTATACAAAGAAAAAGTTATAAATTCACTTGAGGATATGCCTCAAGATACATTTGGTTTTATTTACATGGTAACTCATAAACCAAGTGGTAAATCTTATATTGGTAAGAAATCATTATTTCACAATATAAAGAAAAAACTAACAAAAAAGGAACTAGCAGAACAAACAGGCCCAGGCAGGAAGTCAACCACAAAGGTGGTAGCAAAAGAATCGGACTGGAAAACCTATTATGGTTCTGCTAAACCAATTTTAGAACTCATTAAGGATGGTAAACAACAGGAATTTACTCGTGAGATTTTACAATTGGTTCCTAATAAAAAACTTCTTACTTACTATGAATGTAAGTACTTATTTATAAATGGGGTATTAGAACACTCCGAAGGTTATTTTAACGATAATATTTTAGGTAAATTTTTTACTAAAGATTTTGCTTAACTTGGTAATTCAAGTAATTTTTATTATATTCTGGTTATGCTCAATCATCCTTTGATTGCATTAACAAATTCTGTTTTAGGAACAGGTAAACAAACAGCACGTGGTAACTATGCTTATCATTGCCCCTTTTGTAATCACCATAAACCAAAACTAGAAATCAACATGACCGAAAATAAAAAAGGTGAAAATCCTTGGCATTGTTGGGTTTGCGATAAACGTGGTAAAAAATTAGTTCAAGTATTTAAACAAGTTAAAATATCTCCTGAGGTATTACTTGAATTAAAATCTATTATTAAAGTAGAAACAGCAGATAGAGAAGTTATTGTTACCGAAAAACTTAATTTACCTAAAGAATTTAAACCATTAACAAATATTCAGTCTTCTAATATTACTGGAAGGCATGCTTTAGCTTATATTAAATCAAGAAATATAAATGAGGAAGATATTTTAAAATACAATATTGGTTATTGTGAATCAGGACCTTATAAAAATATGATTATTATTCCTTCATATGATGAAAATGGAATATTAAATTATTTTACAGGTCGTTCATTTGAAAAAGACCCTAAAATTAAATATAAAAATCCTTCTGTATCGCGCGACATCATACCATTTGAGTTGTTTATAAACTGGGATTTACCGTTTATATTATGCGAAGGACCATTTGATGCCATAGCCATTAAAAGGAATGTAATTCCGTTATTAGGCAAAAATATACAATCAAAACTGATGAGGAAGATAGTAATGTCTTCTGTTGATAAAATATATATAGCTCTTGACAAGGATGCTCAAAAACAAGCTTTATCATTTTGTGAGCAACTTATGAATGAAGGCAAAGAAGTATATCTTGTAGATATGCAAGATAAAGATCCAAGTGAAATGGGATTTAAAAATTTTATTGATACCATTTCCGAAACCTATCCTCTAACATTCTCAGGTTTACTTGAGAAAAAATTATTTTTATGAGTAAAATCAAACACACCTACAATCGAATCCTAGAGATTTCAGATGATCACAAACAAGTAACATTACCCGATTCTCGCTATTACAGAAGAAATGGCCAGTATTACCCCTCAATAACTTATGTTTTAGGTTATTATCCTAAAGGAAAACAATTTGAAGAATGGCTCAAAAACATGGGCCGTTCAGCCGACTACATTGTTAAAAAAGCAGCCGAAGATGGAACTAAAGTCCACAACATGGTTGAACAATATTTGAATGGAGAAGAATTAAATTTTCTAGACAAATATGATAACCCAAAATATGATGTAGACATTTGGCAAATGTTTTTACGTTTTGTTGAATTTTGGGAAACATATAAACCAAAACTTATTGAAACTGAAGTTCATTTATTTTCGGATGAACTGAAAGTAGCAGGCACTTGTGATTTAATTTGTGAAATTGAAGGTAAACTTTGGTTGCTTGATGTTAAAACATCTAACATGATGCATTCCACTTATGAATTACAAACCTCAATTTATGGTCAGTGCTATAAAGAATGTTATGGTCAAGATATAGAAAATTATGGTATTTTATGGTTGAAATCCTCCAAACGTAAATTCAGCAAAGAAAAAATGACTGGTAAAGGATGGGAAGTAGTTTTACCGGAACGCTCGCAAGAGGAAAACCTAGAAATTTTCAAAATGGTTAAACGTTTGTTTGATATAGAAAATCCACAAGATGCTCCTACCTTTACTGAATTCAAAACTGTGGTAAAAAGAGATTTGTAATATTTATGACAAACCCTATCCATGATTGGACTGATAGCTTTATTAAAAGAAATAGAAGGTACGCCAAAAGCAATCTTTATGGCTGGTCCAGCAGGATCAGGGAAGTCATTTATATCCTCTAAATTAGTTCCCTCTAATTTTCAAACTATTAATGTAGATGATACTTATGAGGAATTATTAAAAGCCTCTGGTATTGGAATGAAGTTAACCCAAATGTCACCTGATGAATTAAAAAAATCAGGTGAATTAATGGGTCAAGCAAGAAGAGACACTGACGAAAAACTTAAATCAGCATTAGCAAATGCTAATAACATTTTAATTGACAGTGTAGGTGGTTCTTCTAAAACATTACTTAAGAAAAAACAAGAATTAGAGAATTTAGGTTATCAAACGGCAATGATAATGACTTATGTTTCGCCTATTACCTCATTAGAGCGTAATATGAAGCGAGACAGATCATTGTTGCCGAGTATTGTGATTCGTTCTTGGCGCGATGTAAATAAAAATATAGACACTTATAGACAAGCCTTTGGAGGTAATTTTATATTATTAAATTTAGATCCTGATGATGCTAATAAGAATTTTGATGAAGAATATATTTATCAAACATTTATTAAACCTTTAGGCAAAATTGGTAAAGAAAAATCACCTGAGGAAATAGCTAAGTCAAAAGCAGAAACTCAACAAATTTATTCAGATATTAAACAAACTCTTAATACACAACCAGAGTTTGATACTTTAGAATCAGCACAACAAAAAATAACTAACTTTATAAACAAATGAAAAAATTAATAGATTTATTAAACGAAATCGAAGAAAAAGACAACAAAAAAGTTGTTAAAGAAGAACCATCTGTAGTAGATGAGGTAGGAAAATTCTTCGTAGTTAAAAAACCTAAAAAAGGTATGACCAAAGAAGATATGGTTTATGAAGCTACTGTGTTTGACGAAGTAAAAATGGAAGAAGTAAAAGGTGTTTACAAAAATAAATCAGAAGCCAATCGTCATGCTACTCAATCTTTGATGGAATACGAAAAACAGCTCCAGGAAATGGAATCCGCTGTTGAAGAGTTCCGTACCATGAAGAAAGAAATTGAGGAAAAAAGAAAAGCAGCAGCCGAAAAGGTTAAAAGTCTTCAATGATAAATCAAATCCTTGAAATATTATTTGAGGAAGACAATCCCCGTATTGTAGCCATCTATGGAGGAGGTTTTAAACCCCCTACCAAAGGTCACTTTGCTGTTGTTGAGAAAACATTAGCTGAATTTCCTGAAATAGATGAGTTAATAGTTTACGTTGGTGGAGGAGTTAGAGATGGTATTACTCAAGAAGAATCAATAAAAATTTGGGAAATATATAAAAACTATCTTTCACCTAAAGTTAAAATTCTTCCATCTATTGCCCCTGTTAAATCTGTTTTAGATTATGCTAAAGAAAATCCCACAGACAAAATTTATTGGGTATTAGGGGCTAGAGAAGGTGATGAAGATGATATTAAAGATATTGAAAACAGAACAAGATCTGTTGAAAAATATCCTAACCTTGAGGTTAAAGTCATTACCACAAAAGGAGGAGTTAGTGGAACTAAAACAAGACAAGCTGTAAAAGCAGGATC